CCTGCTGTCGTCGCTGATCGCCTCGGGATCATCGCTGGTGTGCTACGACGGCCAGTATTTCTTCGATGACGACCACTCGGAGGGCAAGAGTGGAACACAGTCGAACAAGATCAATTCCGACATATCCGCCATTTCAACCGGTGTGCACGGCACAGTTACGGCGCCCTCGACCGGAGAATTCGCCGGGTCCATCATGAGCGGCATCGCTCAGATCACGAGCTTTGTCGACGACCAGGGCGAGCCGATGAACGAAGATGCACAGAAGTTCCTCGTCATGGTGCCGATCAGCCTGTACTCGGTCGCCTCGGCTGCCGCGGTAAACGATTATGTCGCGGCCGGAGAGCAGAATGTGCTCACGGCGGGCAAGAAATTCGAGATCGACGTGGTCGCCAACGCTCGGCTGTCGGCGTGGACGGACACATTCGCGGTCTTCCGTACGGACTCGGAGATCAAGCCGCTCATCCGTCAGGAAGAAGTGCCGCCCGAAATGGAGGCAATCGCCGAAGGCAGCGAACGTGCGAAGATCAACAAGACGTATCTGTACACGGTCTATGCCCGCCGCAACGCCGGGCTCGGCATGTGGCAGAACGCCTGCCTCGTCACCATGATCTAAGCGGGCGCTGAAACGCAACGGGGGCGGGGGCGCGATCCCCCGCCCTGCACAGTAAGCGAATATAATCCTGTACAGTGAACAAACAACGGAGGATACGGATATGGCAGCAGGCGGTATCACACGGTATGTGGTTGTGGGACGATTCCTGCGTCTGAACGCGGGCAGGGTCCAGCTCACGCCGCAGCAGGCGAAGGATCGGGCTTACGGCCTCGCGCCCGTCGATGCGAAGAAGGGCCTCTACGAGGTGACCAAACAGGTCGAATTCAAGCGCGGCGAGGAGGTCGGTGTCGATGGCGGGCTCAACAAGCTCTCGCGTCAGGTGGCGATCCCGAAAGCGGAAATCGAATCCGCAGCGAAAAAGGCAGTCGAACCGGAGGCAGCGACGCCGGATGTGACAGCAGTACCGGACGAGGCACCCGACACCGATGCCGACGATGAACAGGCTGCGCCGAAGCGCTCGAAGCGGGGCGGCAGGCTGAACGCCGGCGTGGTCGACCCCACGGCGAACGGATAAGGGGCGCCGACGGTCATGAACCTGAACGAACGGATCGCAGACGACATGGATGTGTTTGTCGATACCGAGGCAGGATTCGGAGTCGAGGCAGAGCTCGAGGACGGGGCCACCATCGACGGCATTCTCGACGAGGAATACGCCGAGGCGCTGGGCATCGCCGGAAGCGCTCCGGTGTTCCTGTGCAGGAGCGCGGATGTCGCGGAACTGACGCTGCTCGAAAACGACAGGCTGACCATCGGCGGGACGGTCTACGAGGTGGCGAACATCGAGCCGGACGGCACCGGCATGACGAAACTTGTGCTGGAGAGGGCGTGATGGGTATCAGGTTCTCGGTCAAGGCGGATGTCGAGCGGGTGCTGGCGAGCCTCAACGCTGCGCAACGCGAGATTGTCCCCGAGGCTGTCTCCGCGGCACTGAACCGTGCAGCCAAGCAGGCGCACACGGCTGCGATCCGCGAGAGCGCCTCGGAGCTCAAGGTGCAGCAGAAGGTCATGCGTCGCCGTCTGCGCTTCCAACGCCGGGACAGAGCGAGTAAGCGGTACTGGGAGGCCGGTGTGTTCAGCGTGGTGAGCGATCTCAAGTCGAGCGAACTCGGGAATATCCGGCAACTCAAGGCGGGCGCGAAAGCGGGACGGTACACGTTCGGCGGGGCATTCAAGGCGACGATGCCATCGAGCAAATACACGGGCGCGTACAAGCGTCTCGGGCGCGAACGATTCCCGATCAAGGAGATGCGGGTGCCGATCCATGACACGGTAACGCGGATTGTTGAGAAGAACATACGGGGCGTGGGCATGAAAGTATTCAGCGACCGCTTCCACCATGAACTGAGATACCGTCTGAAAAAGCGGGGTCTGGCATGAGCAAACACGCGCGACAGCAGATACGCGAGGCGATTGTCGATACGCTCTCCGCCATCACGGAATTCGGCGGGCGGGTGTACGGATACCGTACCAGGCCGCACCGCACCATGCCGGACGCCACGGTCAGGACTGTCAACGACGAGGTGCAGCACGAGCTCGACACGCTGGACGGCCTCGAAGTCCACGTGCTGACGGTGACGGTTGAAATCAGGGCGAAGGAAAAGGACGGCGTGGACGACACCCTCGACGCTCTCTGCCTGCTCGTGGAGGAGGCGATGCGCGACGATCCGACGTTCGGCGATCTGGTCAAACAGCTCGAGCTTGTCGGCACATCCATCGAGATCGAGGGCGAAACGGACGAGAAGAACGGGCTGGCATCCATCGAATACGAGGTGTGGTACAGGGTGAGCGCTGACGCTCCCGACACCATCGTGGCATAATATACGGCAACAACCTCATAGAGGAGGCATCGATGGCAACATATCATGGAAAGGTCGGCGCGGTTTATTCCGACACCACCAAGGTGGCGGAGGTGACCGACTGGACATACGACGAGGACTGCCGCGCCCTGGAAGACACAGAGCTTGGCGACACCGCGGGGACGGAAACGCCGGGCATCAAGATCGGGAGCGGGCGAATATCCTGCTGGTGGGACCCGACCGACACCAACGGTCAGGTAACGCTGCGGGAGGGCGAAACGGTGAGCCTGCACCTGTACCCGGAGGGCTTTGTGAGCCAAAAAACCGACTTCAACGGATCGGTGCTGATCAAGCGGATGAGCCTGTCGGGCGGGACGCAGAGTATGGAGAAAGCGGAATTCGAATTCGGCGGGGTGCTGACCGAAGGAACGAAACCGTAAACGGCGGCATCTGACCGCGGAGAGGAAACGGCGATGGCAACATATCACGGCAAGGAAGGGTCGGTCTACAAGGATGCGGCCAAAGTGGCGGAGGTGACCGACTGGACATACGATATCGACACGCGCGCCCAGGAGGACACACAGCTCGGCGACACCGGGGCATCCGAAACGGCAGGCATCCCGATGGGCAGCGGGCGCATCTCCTGCCACTGGTACCCCGGCGACTCGACCGGACAGAAGTTACTGCGGGCGGGATCAACGATCAACCTCACGCTCTACCCGACCGGCACGACCAACGGCAACGTCAAGTTCGCCGGATCGGTGCTGATCAAGCGGATGAGCCTGTCGGGCGGGACGCAGGGCATGACGAAGGTTGAATTCGAGTATGGCGGGGTGCTCACGGAGAGCGTGATATCAACGTAATTACCCCCCCCCGATTAGATTACCCCCCTGTCCTACGGACATCCCCCCTGTCAGGGGGGATTAAAAAGCAGAGGAAAGAAAAGCGGAGGGGCGAAACGTGCACATAAAAAACAGCAATACGGAAGGAGATATACTATGAGCAGGGACCTGATCGAGCGGGCGGAAGCGCTCAAGGCGGACCTGGAGGGCAAAGTTCGAACCTTCGAGGTGCCGGAACTGGGCGAGCGCGGCAAACCGCTTGTCATACACGTATACCCGATAACGACGAAGGAGCTGCAGCGCATCATCGGGATCGCCGATGCAATCGAGCGCGCGGCCATGTCCATCGATGTCAGGGCGAAGGACGCGGACGGACGACGCATTTTCATCAACGAACGTCAGGACATCATGCGCGGGTTTCCGCCGGCGCTCATACTCAAAATCGCAAGGCGCATCAACGAGGACATGGAGTCGCTGTTCACCGACGACGGCGCCATTGACAACGTCGACGGGATCGACGCCGCGGGAAAATAGTAACGGAATCCCCGGGCCTGCAGATGTTGTACCGGGTCAGCGTACGGCTCGGCAAGACGCTGGACGAGGTTCGGGAGATTCCGCTGGCGCAGTTATACGGCTACATCTGGTGGCTAAACACGTACGGCAGCGAGGGCGCGAGACTATAAATCATGGCGAGATCGACGGCGAAGTTCACCATAAGCGCGGAAGACCGCACGAAACAAGCCTTCATGAGCGCGACGAGCGGCATCAATAATCTCGAACGCAAGTTCATCAATCTCATGGGGCCGATTACCGCGCTGGTCAGCGCAGCAGGCATGGGCCGACTTATCCAGCAGACGGCCAATACCGGCGACCAGTTCGACAAGATGTCCCTCCGGACGGGGATAGCGGTGGAGGAACTGTCGGGATTGTCCTACGCGGCGAATATAACCGGCACGAACATCGAGGCGGTCGAGAAGTCGCTCAAATACCTCACGAATCAGATGCTCGATGTCTCGCGCGGGACCGGCGAATCGAGGGCCACATTCGATGAGCTCGGCATATCGGTGCGTGGCGCGAACGGCGAGATGCGCGGCACGACGGATGTGCTGCTCGATGTGGCGGATAAGCTGTCAGGAATCGATGACGAAACGCTCAAGGCCGCATACGCGATGGAAATATTCGGCGCGAAAGCTGGTGCGTCACTGATTCCCATGCTCAAACAGGGCCGCGACGGTATCGAGGAGCTAATTCGGAAGAACAGGGAACTCGGCGGTGAATGGACAACCCTCGAATCGAAACAGGCGGCGGCGTTCAAGGATTCGCTCACGGACCTCAAGAGCGCCGCGGGCGGACTTGGGCGAACACTGGCGATCGACCTGATTCCGATGCTGACCGATGGCGCAACCGCGACGGCTGAATGGGTGGCGCAGAACAGGGAATTCATCCGTCTCGAAATCAAGGACAAGCTGAACGGAATCAAGGACGGTCTCGACTCGCTCGCCGAACACAAGGACGTGATCGGCATTGCGATCGGCGGGGCGTTCCTGGCGACGCATGCCACGAAACTCGCGGTGTTGTCTTCCGCGCTGTGGGGTGTTGTGGCGGCGAAAGAGGCGCTTGTCAGTAAGGATAAAGGGTCGCCGTTGAGCATGCGGTTCATGGACCGTCTAACAGGCGGCGGCGATCCTTTCGGCGGGGGATCAGCGAGCGGGCAGCGCGGAGCCAGCGCAAGTTTTGATCTCGGAACCGATCTCAAAACGATATTGCCGGTTGATAACGAATCCATTGACAAGGCGGTCGCGAAACTGAAAACGCTGGCGGTCATGACGCCGGCGCTGCCCGGGGGACTCGATCTGGGCGCGGGGGAATGGGACGACATCTACGCTGGTATCATCAGGGCCGACGAGAATTTCCAAAATCAGCGCCACGACCTGTGGCTCCGGAGCATGGAAAACCGGATCATGCTCGACTACACCGGCATCGAGCAGCAGAAGGAACTCCTCAACCTGTGGTTCGAGGACGAGTTTGGCATGCTGGATGAACACGACGAGCGGAAA